ATTTTGTTGAGTCATTAATGCAATGTTTGCTGCAGCAGCTTCTTTACATAGTGCTTGCAGTTTTTTATCCATAGGTCTAGACCATGTTGCACTGAAACCTATGGACAAATTATAGTTATCTTTCTGAGCAGTTCTTGTAGGAACGAAGTATAAAATATCTCCAGGATTGTTTAAATTTCCATCGTCATCGGTAGTCATGTCGTATACTGGCGAATCCCAGTAATCTTCATATGGTTTGGCAGCAGAAACTGCACCTGTTACATAGGGTGTAAAGTTAACAGTGGGACCTTGACACTGGATTCCTGCCCCATAAGTGTTAGTAATATAAGGACCCTGTAAAACCTGAATAGCTTGATTGGTAACTGAGCCAGAGCTATTTGCTACTGGAGCTGCGGTTGCACTTACACCCCCTACAGTCTCCGCCAGTGTGGCAGGGGCAGTCGCAAGGTTGGTTAGACATAGAATTATTGTTGGAAGATACTTGTGGTGTCGGTCACGCTTGTGACCTCGGTTACCCTCTGGATAATCGTGTGGTTTTGTAAACCAGGACCTGAGTACGTTTCTGAAAACTGGAACGCTGCTCCTGGTGTTGTCTGTGTGAACGTTGGTTTGCTTGTTACGCCTGTCCATGATGATGTCACGCCATTAATAGTTACATTGTTGCTACCTGTTCCTGGTGACAGGTTTCCACTTGCTGATACTCCTGAACCAGTTGCAGAGTATTGATACCCTGTGCTATAGTCCATCGAGTTGATTGTCTCAGTTACCTTTGAGGTGGTTTCCGTGTGGCTCGTCATTGAGCCCTGAGTGAAGTTTGGGACCACGGGGACCGCCTTCACATCGGCAGCAGTAACTAAGACTGCCACCGCACTTATCACAGTAAATATGGAGGTCTTTCCAAAACGGATGTTCACGAGGATCCTCCACTATCAGTCAATAACGGTGATCTCGGAAACAAATTGTCCTGTCGCACTAGTACCAGCTCCACCTGCGGTTACGGTTAGAGCACCTCCCGTGGTTACTGTACCTGCTAGAGTATCTTTTGTACCTGCAGTGTAAGAAGTAAGTGAGGAGAAGTTTGGATTAGCACCTACTGTTGCAGCACTAGTTGGAACAGCATCACCTTGAGTAAAAGATTGACTGAAGGAGAAAGCGTTACCATCTGTAGCTTGTGTTGCAGAGATATTGCCAGGAGCAAGTAGACCAGAGGTAATAGTGCCAGCAGAAATAGTTCCAGCAGTTGTACCATCGGTAGTATTCACTCCACTACCTGAGATTGCGTAGGAGGAACCTACTCTCGTGGCGGTAGATCTAGCAGCGTCAACAGTTAGTTGAACACTCGAAGCATGTTTAGTAACAAGTCCGCCAGCATTAGCTGCACTTGCGGTCATCAGTAGCATAACGAGTGGTAATAATTTTTTCATATCACTCAGATTTTGGATCCATATTTATTTATCTTAAAAGTAATGTAGCAAGTATCACATATAGGGGGTTGACAAAACTTTACGTTTGCTATATAGTATTGTAGTATTTCGTTACAAACGGCAATGACTGTTACTAAAAACGAGTTCGGGCAAATCAATATGTTTGCCAAAGAACCAACAATGTATATGACCACGGAAGACATTGAGCGTTATGGTTACGAGACCTACGCTGAACGAGCAGAGAAACTTAATGGACGTGTTGCTATGCTAGGTTTCCTTGCAGCAGTTATTTCCTACGCTACCACTGGTAGCATCTTTTTCTTCGGTGCCTTTGGCATCTAGAGAAATGATACCCTCACTTATATCAATTAATTTTTACAGGAGACTAACAATGACCCCAGAAGCAGAAAAGTTTAACGGTTGGGCAGCAATGCTTGGCATCATCGCAGCATTTGGTGCTTATGCAACCACAGGACAACTCATCCCAGGTATCTGGTAATGTCAGAATTTCAAATGGCACTACTCTTTCCATTTATTCCAGTGGGAATATATTTATTGATGGAGTTTGTCTTTGATAAGTCTGATGATGACGACGATCAAGGTGGTGGTTTGATGACACCAGCATATGTACCATCATCATAAATACAATTGAATATCGTCGCCGCAAGGAACCCCTGCTACAAAACAGACGGTTCCTTTTTTATTGCATAAACAAATGATCGATACAACAATCTTCCATATCTACGACAAGGCAACCAATGAACCTGTCAAGGTCTGCCTGACAGTAGAAGAACTGGAACAATTAATCGCTGCCAGAAGCATAGACTGGAAGCAATGGGAAGTAGAACCATGCTATACTGAGTACGGTGTTGAGGATGCATCGTTCTGAAATCAAGAGTCACCTTAAGTTTCTTAGGGATCTCAAGAGAGACTTACGACGCAACCCTAAGCACAAGGTTCCCAAGCATCCCTTCAAAGATAGGTACAAACGCTCATCTTCAAAGGGTTGACTGGTTTACCGAACCGTGGTACTATAAATAGGTAAACAAATGTAACGAAGCGTCATGCTTTCGTGACATACTCACGCCTTACCAGGACTAAACAGCGTGATAAAACAACAGTCCTTAATACCCACGATGGAGGGTGTCGTGGGAATATTTTATTCGTCAGATCCCTACTGACCTTATCTACCCTTTTTTCAAATGTCCGCTACTCTTTCAAGACAACAAACCTCTTCGTGGGAAAACTTCTGCGAGTGGGTTACTTCAACTAACAACCGTCTGTATGTCGGTTGGTTCGGTGTACTGATGATCCCAACTCTGTTGGCAGCAACTATCTGCTTCATCGTCGCCTTCATCGCTGCTCCTCCTGTGGACATCGATGGCATCCGTGAACCCGTCGCTGGTTCACTCATGTATGGTAACAACATCATTTCTGGTGCAGTTGTTCCTTCTTCCAACGCAATTGGTCTTCACTTCTATCCTATCTGGGAAGCAGCAACCCTCGACGAGTGGTTGTATAATGGTGGTCCTTTCCAATTGGTTATCTTCCACTTCCTGATCGGCATCTTTGCCTACATGGGTCGTGAATGGGAACTCTCCTATCGTCTCGGTATGCGTCCTTGGATCTGCGTTGCTTACAGCGCACCTGTCGCTGCAGCATCTGCTGTATTCCTCGTTTATCCTTTCGGTCAAGGTTCTTTCTCTGATGCTATGCCTCTTGGTATCTCTGGTACTTTTAACTACATGCTTGTATTCCAAGCAGAACACAATATCCTTATGCATCCGTTCCACATGCTCGGTGTTGCTGGGGTATTCGGTGGATCTCTTTTCTCTGCTATGCATGGAAGTCTTGTTACTTCTTCGCTGGTTCGTGAGACTACCGAAACTGAATCGCAGAACTATGGTTATAAGTTTGGTCAGGAAGAAGAGACTTATAACATCGTCGCTGCTCATGGTTACTTCGGTCGCCTGATCTTCCAATACGCTTCCTTCAACAACAGCAGAAGTCTTCACTTCTTCTTGGCAGCATGGCCTGTTGTAGGTATCTGGTTCACTGCTCTTGGTGTCAGCACCATGGCATTCAACCTGAACGGTTTCAACTTCAACCAGTCTATTGTTGATTCTCAGGATAAAGTCATCCCTACATGGGCAGACGTTCTGAACCGTGCTGGTCTTGGTATGGAAGTCATGCACGAGCGTAACGCTCACAACTTCCCTCTTGATCTTGCCGCTGCTGAGTCTACTCCTGTAGCACTCACCGCACCTGCAATTGGTTGATTCAAAATTGAATATCTGATTTTATTGGCGGGGAAAAAATTTCCCGCCAATTTTTTTTCCCAAAAACATGAAGTTTAGTAAAAGGTTAATTAAAAATGGTTGCATCTACATTACAACCAACACAGAGGGGATGGTTCGATGTCCTTGATGACTGGCTTAAACGAGATCGCTTTGTCTTTGTGGGTTGGTCTGGACTACTTCTTCTTCCCACTGCTTATCTCGCAATTGGTGGCTGGCTTACTGGCACAACGTTTGTCACGAGTTGGTACACTCACGGACTCGCAAGCAGTTACCTTGAGGGTGCTAATTTTCTTACAGCGGCAGTGTCAACGCCTGCTGACGCTATGGGTCATTCTCTTCTTCTACTTTGGGGTCCTGAGTCTCAGGGAGATTTCCAACGCTGGATCCAACTTGGGGGACTCTGGAATTTTGTGGCGCTCCACGGATGCTTTGCTCTCATAGGTTTTATGCTCAGGCAATTTGAGATAAGTAGACTAGTAGGTATTCGTCCGTACAATGCGATTGCTTTTTCAGGTCCTATTGCCGTATTTGTTAGTGTATTTCTCATCTACCCTCTCGGACAATCGAGTTGGTTCTTTGCGCCGTCCTTTGGCGTGTCGGCAATCTTCAGATTCCTTCTTTTTCTACAAGGATTTCACAACTGGACACTCAACCCCTTTCACATGATGGGTGTTGCTGGTATCTTGGGAGGTGCATTGCTTTCTGCCATCCATGGTGTTACAGTAGAGAATACTTTGTATCAAGATGGTGAACAATCAAATACTTTCAAGGCGTTTGAACCTACCCAAAATGAAGAAACCTATTCAATGGTTACAGCGAACCGCTTTTGGTCGCAGATTTTTGGCATCGCCTTTAGCAACAAAAGGTGGTTGCATTTCTTTATGCTCTTTGTTCCTGTTATGGGGCTCTGGACTTCATCCATTGGCATTATTGGTCTTGCCCTTAACCTCCGTGCTTATGATTTTGTATCTCAAGAGATCAGAGCTGCAGAGGATCCTGAGTTCGAGACGTTCTATACTAAAAACATTCTTCTGAATGAAGGTTTACGTGCATGGTTGGCACCTATTGATCAACCACACGAAAGCTTTGTATTTCCTGAAGAGGTATTGCCACGAGGCAATGCTCTGTGATATACTGAGGGTCAAGAGACCCTCTTTTTTATTATACATATAAGGAAACCTATGGATATCAAAATCTATACCTCAACTGGTTGTACTTGGTGTGCTAGAACTAAAGAACTATTGAGTAGAGCAAACATTACTGACTACACTGAGATTCTTTGGTCTGATCTACCTCAAGAAGAACAAGATCAATTTCATACTGACTATCCAGATGTACAAGGATTTCCTGTTGTCTTTATTGATGGGGAATACATTGGTGGATTGGTTCCACTTGCTAAAAAGTTTCTCGCAGATGGATTGGTTACCACTACTAAAAAATGAGAGAACTTAAAATAAATAGAGGCATAGAGCTCATGCTCAGGAGGGCTAAGAAGAAGGAAGCGAAGGAACAGAGACCTTCTAAAGGTTTCACAATTACAAAATTATTCACCCTCCTAAAGAGAAAAGTCTACTTCAACTTAGAATTTAGGTGGGATAAGCAAGAAACTTAGTTCGGAGTTGAACAATGACTGAAACTTTATTCGTTTATATCTCAGCAACAGCGTCATTTATTTTCTTATGTGTGGGTGTGTTTGCTGGTTGGACAGTGAATGAGAAGATGCACGAGTATCTCTATGTTAAAGAAGCAGAGAATGAGAGACTCCATCCCGAAATGTACGACCAAGAGGGACAATGGATCAACGAAGAACTCTTATCCGTCAGGTTCGTAGATGAGGATTATGACGATGAATAAATATTAATTACGGTACACTAATAGTCATGCAATTATTACTCAATGAAGTGTTGCAAAAGGTCAGCAATGCTAAGACCAAAGCACAAAAAATCAAACTCCTACAGCAATACAACTCACCAGCACTCAGACAGATTCTGATTGCAAATTTTGATGAGAGTGTCATCTCGATGCTTCCTGAAGGTGAGGTGCCATACAAAGAGAATGATGCACCTGAAGAGACAGAGCATACGAAACTAGTTCATGAGTATCGTAAACTCTATCTCTTCTTCAAGGGTGGAGCAAACGTCTCTCAGACCAGACGTGAAACTTTGTTTATTCAACTCCTAGAGGGTTTACATAAAGGTGAAGCTGAGGTATTGTGTCTCATGAAGGACAAACAAATCGGCAAACGTTGGAAGATTACCAGGCAGTGTGTCGAAGAAGCCTTCCCGCAAATTGAATGGGGCAATCGATCTTGAAGATTAAAATTATTCATGAAAACTGTGATCCAGAATTGGCAATGGATTCCTCTCTTCCATACACTGCATACCTAATTGGGTATGAGAGTGGAACTGGCATCCAACATGACATCGTTGTTGCTCCCAAGAAAGTAGACATTTTTGACTACTATTGGGATAAATATCGTAGTGTCATTAGTATGGAACAATCTAATGGCAAAGTAAATCCAAAACTCTGGAACGATCCAAAATCTAAAAAGAAAAAATGAGTGCATCACAAACAGGAAACTGGGCAATCTTCTACAGAAAACTTGAGGAACCAAATATTTGGTACACAATGAAACTGTGGAGAAAAGATGGTGTCTTGGTATCTGCAAAGACTTATGATGATGTGTATAAATTCACTCGTTTTAAAGAAGCGTTTGACTTCGCAAAGAATTTAATTACAGAAGAACCAACTCCAAAGTATGATGCACAGGTAAAGCGTGTATGTAAGACTAGAGGAACAGGGTTCTACCTAGCAGGAAATTAAGAAATTATAAATGGTATTATATGTTACCATTTGCAAATAATATATAGTTATGGTATAATAACCATACGTTCATCTTATGCTCAGCACTCTGCTGGCATTGACCCTTGCCCATCATCAAGACGGTTCTCCCTACGGGTGGCACATGTCATGTGAAAGGTTCCTCCAGAAACGAATTGAAATCCTCATGGATGACAATTTGGATCGTCGTTCTAAGTATAATCTAATAGGTTACTTTAGGTCGAAGGTGGAAGGTCAATGTGATAATCAGACGTTGACATAAGACGCAAGTAAGTCGTAGGAACGGAGCGTTCATCCCATGTTAGAATTGCTACTCTCAACTACAATGGCATGTGAAGATGCTAATGCTGTAATCTTTAGGATTAAAAAGCATGAGCACCTGAAACCAGCGTATAAGTTGGAGTTGGTGGAGACCATTAAGGACTATACACCAGAATGTAATCACTACTGGGACGCAAACGACTGAAGGAACGGGGAAACGGATCCACCGCAAGGTGAGAAGGTTAATCACCCACTTCAGGAGAAAACAAATGAACACACTTACTCTAATCAAAAGTAAAATCGAAAAAGCAGCACGTCTACACGACGCACAAATTCTTGCTACCACATATCGTGGCGTCAAGTATGAGTGTAAGCAAGACGGAAACGAGGTTCACGGAACCTTCTGCTATCGTGGTCACACTTACACCAAGTGATGTCATGTTAGCACTACAAGTAGTCGGACTAACGTCCTTGGCATGTGTTGCCTTTATCTGTATGATCTATGGAGAGCTTCTTCTATTGAAGAGGGTCTAATGGAACAGTATCGATATCATTACGATGATATGGATAAGGATAGTAGAGACCCAGCATGTTACATGCTCACATATCGAGGTTGTACCTACTGGTCGTGCTATCGTATTCACTTGCGAGACTGGTTAGAACAAAAATATTTTTGTCTACCAGCATTTAATAGGAAGGGTTCTTAACCCTTCTTTTTTTATGTTTACATAGTATGTGTAGTCTTCTATACAAAAAATAAGAGTTAATTCAAAGAGTCAGAATTCTCTAACATCTTACCTAGATAGTACAGAATTATGCGAGGTGCTATCATGAACCCTAACCCCTCCTTTACATCATGTGTTACATGCACGGAGGTGACTAATGCACAATCTATTATCACGCTCACAATTAGATGAGTGGCGACACTTTGAGAATACGCTGGACTCTTTTGAACTAGAAAACCAAAAACTAAATGATTACTATGAATGTTTGATCGAGTGCGATTCTTTAAACCAACACGAATGTAAA